ATGCAGCAGGAATTGCATCTACAATTTTACCTAATTCAACAATAACATTTGAAGCAGTAACAGTTGTTCCCGCAACTTCTTGAGCAGCAGGTAAGCCAGCATCTAAAGATAACAATGTAGCAAATCCATTAAATTCACCTGCATTTGCAGTAACACCTTTCCAAATGTTTTGTTCTGTTTTCTGAGCAACTTTAGCAACCACGTGAGCCAATAAGAAATCAGCAAATGATTTTGGTAAAGAATCAAAAGCAGAATAACCCATAGATACCGCTTCCCAATCTGAACGGAAATCTTTTTTACAAAGTTGTAAATTTACTTGAAATTCCTCTGGTTGTAGAATTTTTTCAGTTAATGTAATTGTAGAAGTAGCATTAAAATCACAAGTTGCATCAGCTACAATAGCGTCTGAACTTAATTTTTTAATCACTTCTTTGAATTTTACATTTGGTTTTACTTCAATACCGCCGTTTGCGATAGTTGAACCTGATAATAATGCAGCAGAAACATATTTTCCTGCAAATTCACCAGCATAAGTAGTAGTAATACTTGTAGTAGTAGCCATATTTTATTATTTAAAAAGTTGTGCCATAACTCTATCTTGAGTTGTCATTTGGCGATTATTTGATATTTTGTTTAATTTAACTTCTGATTTAGTTTCAGGCGAATGCGTCAATGGTTCAACAACAACATCTGAACTTAATTCCTCTTTAACAACTTCTTTTGTTAATTTTAACTCAGCAATTTCTGTTCTTAGTTTTTCAATTTCAGCAAAGAAAATTTCTTTTGAAACTGATTCAACAATTTTTTTAGGTGCATTAGGAACTTCAGCATTTGCTTCAACTTCTACTTCAACCTCAGCTTCTGGTGCTTCAACCTCAGCCTCAGGAGCAGGCTCTATTGCAGCAATGATTCCTTCAACTTCTACCTTTAAGATATTACCATCTTCTAATTCGTATTCACCAATAGGCATTGGAACTCTTTCCTCACCATTTACAATAAATACTGCATTATCTAATTGAAAAGAATCTGCTTCAATAACAGTCATACCATCCATTAGTTTCATTTGAGCGAGTTTTACCTCCATTCCCAAAAGTGTTTTAATTTCATTTATTACGCTCATAAGTGTATTTTTTTTATATTAATTAATGTTATTTATTTTTGTTATAAATTAGCCATTACTTCTCACTGTTGTACGCACTCCATCTATTACTGTAATAGTTGAGTTTTGTTGCTGAATTAGTGAACCAATACCTTGCTCAGATAATTCACCATTGCAACATTTCTGACTATACTTGCCATCTTTACAAAGACATCCTCTTCTTCCACCTTTTGGTGAACTTGTTTTATTTGCCATTTTTTAAAATTATTGATTTTATTTTTTCTATTAATTCATTCTCTTTTTCAGCTTGCAAACTCATTTCTAACTTATCGCTAAAATATCCTTCTACACTTATTCCTAAATAAGTTCCGTTTTTTATTTCTTCCCAAACTTTATCATTGTCAATACTCATAATTACTGCCCAAGCTCCTTCAACTGCATTTAGATTATAAATAGCAGTTTTATCTAATAATGGATTTTCTACAATCCAAGACTCCACAACTGATACTCCTTTTACATTTGTTGTATGTTCTAATGTAGCATTATTATTGTTTAGTCTTTTTAAATATAATTGACCCGCTTTTTTTACAGTTTCTTTTGAAAATTTAATATTATATTCGTGTTCTCCATTTCTTCTATAAATTAATTTATCTGGAACTAAAGCTAATCCTATAATTATTCTTTTTTCTTCATCAACTGATTTAAACTCAATTCTATGATTATTTAATGCAACCCAATTTTCTTCTATTGCTGGAAATTTAACCAAACTAAGTGCATCAATACCTTCTTTCTCTATGTTTTCATCAATATACAATTCTATTGTTTCTAATTCAGCCATCTTAAATTTGTTTTATTAATTTTTTTATTATTTAACATACCGCTTAATATTGTGTAATTTATTTTTTTAAATTCAGACGCTTCTCGCATTGATTTAAAAATCATTTTAGTTTCTATATCTATTATTTTTTTATTATTTTTCCCTAAACAAGACTTTCTCATATTTAATTTATAATTTTCATCTTGAGTGAAAGAGTAATCTTTTATATTTTTATTATAATTTGTTAACCTTACTTTTCTTTTTAATCTTTCTTCTAAATTCATATTTAGATAGCCCTGTCCTCCATCTGTCATATTTACTAATTTACCTTTTTTAAAATCTTTTCTTCCATAATAAGAAATTAAGTTTTTCTCTATTTCTTTTGCAAATTCATAATCAATATTATTAGTTAAAATTTGAACTTCATAACCATATTTATTAACAGTATTACTCCAATGTTTATTTCTACCATATTTAGAATATGCTCTTTTTTTAGATATTCCTATTCCAATATAAAAAACTTCTCCACTAGGTTTTAAATGTTGATATACTAAAGCCATAAATGTTTTTATTATCAAAATAAATTAAATTGTTTTTTGTTTATAAAGTTGCAGTTTTTACAATCGCTCTATCTAATCCTTGCTGAGTGCTTACATCATTACTTACTACATAAGCCTTTATAGGTGTTGCGTCTTTTTGTCCTATTGATTGTGCTAATTGACTTGTGTTACTTGTGCCAACTACATTAAATTGTGGTGCAGTTCTTTCTCTTTCTACTGGTGTTGTTTGTGTGCTTGATACAGATGGCAAACTACTAATTGTGGCAGAAGTTTTTGCTGATTTTAATGCTCCTCTAATTGCTGAATAAATACCCGCAGCTTGTGCAGCATAACCAATTAATAATGGTATGTTTTGAGGAAATCCTACTTTAGCAGTTTGAGCGCTACCTTCTACAACCGCTATTGTAGACCTAGCTGCTGATTGAGTTGCAAATGATATTGTTTTACTAACTTCCAAAACTAATTCTTTTGCCATTAATAACTGTTTTGCAATTAAAGCAGCTTTTCCTATCTTAGATTCAGCTCCAAATATTGTTTGTATATCATTTAACGATTTTAACTTTACTCTTATTTTTTCTTCTTCTAATGCTTTTAATTTATCTGATAATATTTTTTCATCTGCAAGTTTTTTGTCAGCATCTGCTTTAGCAATTATATCTAATCTAGCTTTATGTTCAGTATCTAACTTTTCAATTAGAGTTTGTTTTTCTAATTCATTAATAGTTATTTTTTCAATTTCAGCTAATTGTCTATCATAATCTAATTGCTCTTTTTTAATTGCAGTATCAGCTTCCCTGTTTAATCTTTCATCATCATATTTTTTATTTAGTTCAGCTATTGATTTATTATGTTCTTCAATAGATTTATTTTCTTGTAATTCAATTTCTTTTAAATATTTATCTTTATCAGCTTTAGATATTATTCTGTCTTGATTTACATTTTTCCTTTTTTCTTCAAAAGATAGTTTTTCGTTTTTAACTATTTCATCAATTAATGTTTTTTCTAAATCATATTTTTCTTTAGCTCTTACTCTTGCTTTTTCATTATCATCTTTTGCTTTAGCATTTCTTTCATCTTGAATAGATTTTAATCTAGCTTGTTCTTCTTTGTCGGCTCTTAATTCTGTTTTTCTAATCGCTCTTCTATCAGTTGCACTTTTTTCTTGCAAAGCATATAATTCAGCCTCAGCCGCAGCTTGTTTATCTAAATTATCCTTATTTGTGTCAGATAGTTTATTAGCTAATTTTATAGCGTTTAATTTCTTTTGTGCATTTTTAAGTTCAGCTTGAGTTTGTTTTTCTTCTGCTATTTTAACCTCGTTTATTGCTTTTTTCTTTTCCGCATAAGAAGCATTCTCGTCTGTAATTATTTCTTTTGACTTTGCTAAATCTCTATTTAATTTTGCTCTTGAAACGCTTAAACTTCTCAATGCATCATCTACTTCTTGTAGATATTTTTTTGCATTTGCAGCTTGCCTAAATTCTTTTTCCATTTCAGCACCCATTCCTGATGCTGCTTCTTTAGCTTCTTTAAATGCACCTTTAAAATCTCCTGTTAAAAATTTAGCAATTGCAGAACCCGCTTTTAAAACCCTATCTCTTAAAACATCAATTACCGCACCTAATCCCGACATCAATTGTTCTATCTTTTCTCCTCCCGCTTTAGTAGATGCAAATGCTTTATACAATGCTGTTAAAGCTAATACTATTCCAGCTATTATAGCACCAATAGGGTTGGCTACTATTGCCCACATTGTTTTTAAAACACCTTGACCAGCTGATTCCGCCCCTTTAAATCCAGGAATTAAACCGCTTAATCCTGATGTTAATTTAGAAAATACATTCCCTTTCTTACCTGTTTCGTTAACAGTATTATTTAATTCATTTGCTGATTTTTTAGAATCGTCTAAACCCTTTTTTAAATTAGAAAATTCTTTATTTGTATTTCCTAAAGTTGTATTTACTTTTAAATTAACTACCTTATTTTCCATATTCTTTTTATTTGTTCAAAACCTTGTTTCCAAGTAGTTACTAATTGATATTTTCCTTTTGCAATTTCTATATTTTCGCCTTGATTATAGTGTTCTTGCAATGCCAATAATTCTAATATATTTTTTATCATAATTCATTTAAAAGTTCAATATCACTTTCTCCATTTGTTAAATTAGTAGTTATTTTATTTATCTTAAATAATCTGTCAGATATTTTAAACCTATCATTTAGTTTAAATTTGGTTAAAATCTTTAATGGTAAAATAGCCTTGATTTTTGTTAGTCTATTTTTAGGGTCAAATACTTCTAAGATATAATTTTCGTAATGTTTCTTAAATAAAGTATTTTCAAATGTTGTATCACCTGTCCACTCATTTATTTCTTTTTTGAAATTTATATTTGTTGAATCAGTTGCTGAACTTAAATACAAACTATTTGATGGAGCAATATATGATGTTATTTTTGTATGAGTAGAGATTGTATCTCTAAAACTCATATCAGTTACACCACTAACTAGAATAGGATAAAACAATAAAGGTTTACCTATGTATGATTCATAATTACCTGTTGCTGAATTAAAGTTATCAGTAGCAGAATAACCCCATTGAATATCCGATTCAACATTGCCATTTAAATCAATAATTCTTTCATATTTCATATGTGAAAAAGGTAAACTTATTTCATAAGTATCTCCTGCCAAACCTAATTCAGATTGATATTTCTCTTTCGCCCATTCTTGACTAAATAACTGATTATGCTTTAAAGCTAATAACGCATTAGTGTCTTCATAACTAAATGAAACTTGTTTAAAAGGTAAAGCAACATCAATTGATTTACTATCTGAAATCACGTATTGAGATACATCATAAATGTCGAATGTATTGTAAAATTGATTTAAACTTTTTACTATAATTGTTCCATTATCTACATAAGCAGTAAGATTAAACATTTTAAATAAACCCGTTAAGAAATCAATTACTTTAATATCAGGAATCTGTTGAGAAATATCAAATAAGAAATCACCTGACAAATTGAAATCAAATATTTGAAATCTTTTTATAGGTGAAAAAGTACAGTTTACACTAAAATACCACTCAAGTAAACTAAATGAAATAATAGATTGACTTTGAACATATAAAGTATAATCACCATTTAAAAGAGATGCACCTAATACTGATGTATTTATGACTTGATTTCCTGTTAAATCAGCTGATTGATATATTAAAGTACCATTTCTGTAAATAGACACCTTATAATTACCCGTTGAAATAGTGTTTAAACGTAATTCTCCTGAGTAGATTAAACTATTATCAAGTACTTTTAACGTTGATTCATTAAGCATATAAACACCTCCACAAGTATCTGTCGTAGGTGTAAAAGCATCAATTAATTGAGGTGGATTATTTCCAAACGTAGCACTTTGAACATCTCCTTTTACTCTATGTAACCACATAAAAAGATTGTAATAATCTAAATTAGTGTTGTTAAAAAAGTCATTTGAGAAATTTAAGTTATATTTAACCTTAATAGCTTCTATTATTTTATCAATCCTCAATGCATATTTTAAATCAGACCAAAGTAATCCGTGATTATGACCACTACCACTCTTAAAATATAAGTTATTGTTATCAAAATCAGAATGTCCTAAACTTGAATCTAAAAAGTACCTAGTTGTATGCGAAATAAAAGGTACTATTACATCATTTGTACTAGGGTTAACTTGTAACTTTGCTTTTACATTTGTGTTATTATACGCTAAATTAAATTGACTTAAATCTAAGGCATTTAGTTTGTCTTCTCCTATGACGTCTTTTAAGTTTACAGTGCTTCCAAAATATGTTATTCTGTAATTATTTGGTTGACCATTTTTTAAATCTACTCCTTCTAGTTTTACTTTACCAGTATTATAAAGTACGTTATCTATCTCTATGTATGCATTTATTTTAAACCTTGCATCAAAGTAATTATCAATATCATAGTTATAATAATGTTTGAATATTCTGTTGTTTTTTTCATTAGCAGGTAAACTAAATGTTTTGCTAAATTCGGTAAATATTTTAGAAATATCTTTTACATCTTGAATTACTTGTGTTAATGAAACGCTTTCATCAGAAAATAAATCTACTCTTTCAAATATTTGTTGTGTAGTTGTTTGAGTAAAACCACCTAATGC